GAATCTTAGCTCTTTGCTTTTCTGCCGGTAGTTAGACCTACCTCACCTCGTCGAGTATTTTTCTCCGTGTTCTACGACTTCTAAGTGGCTAGGATTTACGCATATCTTATTACGACATAAATGGTCTATTACTAAGCTATCGGGAATGTCTCCAATAAAAAGCGTATAAGAGTATCTATGAGCTAGCCATTGCTTACCATTTATAGATATTCTTCCATATCCGGAGCTACCTATAGAGCCTTGCCACTCCCAACAATTTTTAAATACTATATATTTATAAAATCTTCTCGTTAATTCCATACTTAAAGTATAAACTATTGAAACGGTATTATAAACTATTTTCTGATGGCTTTGGCAATATGTTCCTGAAAAGTCTTTTGTATAAACTGTTGGCGTTCTCGGTCTATTTTCATCATTACACGACGAGGAAGCTTCTTACGAGGTTTATTCGACTGGTGGTATTTAAAGTAAGGAGTCGGGTTAAATATCTCGATATAGTCCGGACCAAGATTCTGTTTAAAGTTACGACGCATAGCCGAGGTCTTTTCTAGTAGAGGGTGCGGTTTATTATCCTTACGAGGTACCCAACGACCGAATAACGCTCCTCTAGCCGAGAAGTTAGTATCTATAGCCCCTCGGACTTCCGCTCCTATACGGAATAACGGACGCTTAAAGTCGCTAATTTCGTTAGGAATAGTTATTAGCCGTCTAGATAGTTGCTTTTCGCCCTCTAGAGTTACTTTAAGCTCTATCATAGCTTAACCTCTCATAAAGCTGTCGTCTTGGCTAACTGAATCGTTATAAGTAGATAAGTCCGTATTACGAGCGAATAGATTACCGTCGCTTCGACTAGATACGCCTACTCTAGCGGTAGAGCCGGAAGCGTCGGTTATTTCGTTAATAAAGTCCATTAGGATAGATTTAGCGGAAGCGAGCTTCTTATAACCGTCCTTAGAGCTTTCTTCGGTATCGGCGGATAGTCCGTAGTCTCGGATAAGGATTAAAGCTCCGGCGTATAGTCGAACGAACGTCTTAACCGTAGGAGGTACGTCGGTATCCTCCCACGTAGTATAGTCGAGAATACCCTTTAGCTTACGCTGAGCCCAGTCTATAGCCTCTTTACGGTACTTATCGACCTTAGCGTCGGATAGAGCGGATTTAGCGTAAGAGCCGAGTACGGTAGCCCCATTAGCCGGAGCGGAGGCTAGAGTAATAGCTCCGGTCTCTACGTTTACGGCGTTAACCTGTACCGCTACGTCGTTTACGTAAGCAATAAAGTCGCCGTCTACCGAACCTACGTCGATAGTATCGTTATAGTTACGGTCGACTATAAAGGTATTTTTAGCGTAATAGACAGTATTAGAGCCGTTAGCGAGTCCGGTTAATTCCTCAAACTTAACGAGGTGGTAATGCCCTGATTCCTCTCGTATATCTTGGTAGGAAGAATAATCTTTATCGGTAACGGCTGCCATACTAGCTACTCCAATTTCGTTTTATTAAGAAGTAGCTTCGCTTTCGCTATTGCTAGCCTCGGCTTCGACTATAGCCTGTGCTACTTCGGTTTTGTTCTCTAACTTCTCGGGAGCTTCTACGCCTAAGCTAGTAGCTAAAGCGTCGAGGTCTTTTCGAGATTCTTTAAGAAGTACGTCTAGACGGCTCTCCGTTGTCGTATCTTCGTCGCTAACTTCTTCCGCTTCGTCGCTAGAAGAATCTTCGCTATCCGAATCCTCTGTACTAGAGTCTTCTTCGGTGGTTTCGGTTGTGGTGGTTGGTGCGTCGCTTTCGCTGTCGCCAGTCGTCTCGCTCTGGTCTGATTCGCCCTTACTCGAGACACTCTTAACTTTGAGTCTTGCGTCATCTTTAAATACCTTTACTTCCTCGTTAGTCAATTCGAGAACTTGAGGCTCCAAAACGGTAAACTGTAAACCGCCTCGGTAATAAGTTCGTTTAGCTCCGCTCTGATTAGAGGCTAGGAGTGTTACTTCGTATTTCTTGGTCTTTGCCATAAGTTTGGTCTTCTTTCTTATTAGTTTATTTAAGTATCTAGGGAGGAAGTAATCCTCCTCCCTATTATACTAACTTTAGGCTACCAAAGCTCCGATAGCTTTCTGGTAGAGACCGTAACCTGCGTTACCTCTCCAGTAAGTACCGTAGTAATTCTTCTTACGCATAAAGTTGCTTTCGCTACCTTCTTCGAGAGCTTCGAACGGAATAAACTCACGCTCTTGCAATACGAAAGGCTTAATGATACCGGCTACGTTAAGCAAGTACCAGTTATTCGTATCTGCCAACCAGTCGGCGACAAGGATACGAGCCTTACCCTTTAGGGTGTTAGTAGCACCGTTAGAGTTAACTAGAGCCTCGAAAATAGTCTCGGCTGTAGCCTCTAGGTCGGCAGGAACTACGATAAGCAAGTCCATATTGCGATTCATCGTAGGACGACCGAAGTCGTCTTTCATCTTACGAAGCATAGTCCTAGCTGTTTGGAAGCTAGTAGCGTCGAGAGCAGAAGTAATCTTGTTACTCTGAGTCGAACCAGTTTCGCCGATAGGGTGGTCCGTATCGAAGAAGTACTGTCCGTCGTAACAAAGACTAGTAAATCCGCCAGGAAGCAAAGTTTCGAAGATAAGTTCGTCGGGGAAGACCTTAGCGGATTCACCGATAGACTTAGCTTGTAGACCGTACTGTCCTGTTTGGTCGTCTTTAATATCTGCGTGCTTAACTTCGATAGAAGCTTCGTACTCCTCGTTAGTAAGCGTATAAGTGTGCTCAAGAAGCTTTTTAGGGATTCTTTCGCCTTTCATTTTACGCAAACGTGGGATACTACCAATCCAAGCGTAGTTTTCGCTACGTGCTGTGCTTGGTACTTTTGTTGCGACTTCTTGCCAATGCGTCTCTACCGAGTTATAACCCTCGAAGAAGTTGGTAAGCAAGCCTTTTGCTAAAATAGATTCCATTTTTCTATATTACCTTTCTTACCTTATTACGCTCGGTCTCGAATATCGACACGAACTTTACTTGATGATAGAACCTCTACGATACGACCTACTGGAATATCGTTAGTGGTGTTTGCGGCTAAATCAACCGTTTGGTTATCGCTAGCCATAGCGATGTTATTTACGTCCGTTTGAGCGGCACTATAAGCCGTATTAAACGTAAAGACGCCAGTACGTACAACTTTGATGTCCTTATCGCCGTTAGAACCGCCTGAGTTATCTACGGTCTCGTCTGCTACACCGACTACTACTGTGCTAGCGTCGTCTCCGGCATTAACTGCGTATCCTGCGGCGTTAATAGCAACTAGAGCACCCTCGTAGATTTTTTCTACGCCCATTTTGAACGGAAGTACGACACCGTCTTGACGGTCAGTACTAGCTTTTCGTTCTGTAATATCTGCCATTACTTTGTACCTTTCTTCTGATACTTATTACTTAATGATTTGAGAGCCTCCCGAAAGACTGGGTCTTTCTCCGCTAGCTCGTCCATTTTTGCGGGGTCAGCTCCAACAGCTTTAAATCCTGCTAGTTCTGCTTCTGAAAGTGTTTCGGACGGCTTCTTATTTTCGTCGCTGTTCTGACTAGAATCGTCGTCCTGATTCTCGTTTCCTTATCGAACCGTTTCCTCGGTAGAAAACTTTACGTTTCCTGCTTCGAGTATATCAAGAACTACGGTAGCTAGGTCAATCTTTTTACCGCTTTCGTAGAAAGCTGTACGCCCTGTCCTAGTTTAGCAAGCCCCATAATCTTAGCTTCCTGAGCCGGAATAACTTTACCGGCGGATAGTAGAGCTTGGTAACGCTCTTTAATAGCGTATTCGGCGTTTTTAAGTTGAGCCTTAGCGAGAGCCTTATCTTTATCGGCTTCCTCGTCCTCGTCTTCTTCGTCTTTTTTATCGTCGGCGTTTTCGTCTGAGTTAGAGTCGTCGTCGCTATTAGCGTCTTCGTCCTTATTTTCGTCGTCCGAGTTAGAGTCTTCGTCTTCCGTAGGAGCTACAGCGTCGGCGATTTGGTAGTAACTTCTTCGGCTACTTCCGTAGGAACGGTTACTTCTTCTCCGGCTTTTACTACTACGCTTACGTCTTCGTCGCCGTCCTTATAGGTTACGGTTACGTCGAACTCTTTGTCGTTTTTGATAGTTGATTCTTCCACGTGAGATAACTCCTTTACTTTCGTTCTTGATAGCATTATAGCACCCTCGGAAGCGAGCGATAATCCTACCGGTTTAAATGATTTACTTAGCCTACTTAAAGCTTCGCCGACTTTTTCGAAAGCAGTCATACCGATAAGGTAAGGAGTATTTACTAACGCTACGTGAAGAAGCGTCGCTCCGTAGTGCTTACCGTTATCCTGTCGTATAAAGTCCCACATAAAGCTAATAGATACGTCGAAAATAAGCCCTTTATCGAGTTTAGCCTGAGTATCTTCGTCTAGAATCTCTAAATCGGCGTAGAGACCGTCTCCGGCTACTACTTCTAGAGAGCGAACGACTCCGGT